ATGTTATAAGCAGATGGAATGATTATGCGTCTAGTAAGTTTGATGTAAGATATATTGGCGGCTCTACTATGCCTATTAATAGGTGGACATTAATGGAAGAGTATTTTAGATGGTTCCAGTCTTCTCTTGCTCCACCCCTTGCAATGTCCCTGGAACTCCTGAAATATATTCAATATCTTGCTTACCCTGCTGTGTAATAGTATAAAATGCCTGATTAAGACCTAACGGCTGTACGGGGACTGGTGGTGTAAATCCTGGTCTATATTTTAATAAAGCCCCTGGTGCTGAGGAATATTTTTCCCATTCTTCTTCAGGTACAGAGCCTTCCTCGTATAACCACCTTAAATTAGAACTTAAATTAGCGTTATGCAACATGATCTGATGTGACTTATTAATTTCTTGTTGCTTGCCTACGAGAGGGGTGACTGCGCTCATTGGATACGGAGTCCCTGTGTATGTATAAGGAAATGGTATTATGGGATACTCAGTATTAGGTAAATAATATTCGTATAATAATGTATCACCAGCAACGCAAGTAACTTTTACCCTAGTATCATAATACCGAACAGAATCAACGAGAGTATCTAAAAATTCTTTATTCTTAATAAGTAGATTATATTCATCTTCATTTACTACTTTATTTTCCACTTTAGAAATCTCTTCAGTGACCTGAGCTTCGACAGCGGCTCTTTCTGACTGAATAGACGACTGTGTTTCTTTTGCAAGTTTCTCAATCTCTAAATTAGCCCTTGATTCAATAATTTCACCACGCTGTAAAGCCATAGTAATTGATATTTCTTTTTCCTCAGCGACAACCATCATCTCTTTAGATATAGTATCCATTCTTTCCTGTACTTTACCATTTATCATTTCCATTTCCTCTGGTGATGGAGGAACTTTAATAAATAAATTATAATATGGTAATTTTTCTTTAGAGTACATCTCATAGAAATCAATCATATCATCATCTTCACCAGATGGCTTATACGAAGATGAAATAATATCGCCAGCTTGTATGCTTTCGGATATACTAACGTTTCTTTCAGTATATGAGCCAGATGTGTTTACAGAGCCGCTAGAATTTTTTATTTTATTTTTATATTCAGGAAGTATACTAGAAAGATGATGCTTAGGTAAGTCCTTTTTAACAATTATATAAGCAGCGTCCCTGAACAAGAAGTCACGGCTCATTGGGTCTATGTATACATCAAAAGGCTCTATTCTTTTAAATACTACTTCGCCCATTCCTCTGTCTTTATCAGCGTCTACATCAACCATCATATATCCAATACCCTTTGTAAACGCATCCTGAACTACTTGTGAAAACAATGACTTACCATTCGATATATACCAACAGTAAGAAGCTACATCGGCATGAACAGCTGCTATGTCAACATCAGAGCCCTCAGCCCCAACTGCTTGCCACCTAGGGTTATTAGCAGTGACAAAAAACTTCATTATCTCTATAGCTGGTGTGATCCTGTTAATAATAAAATCAGGCATGCCAGCTTCTTTTAAATCATCACGCTCTTTAGAAGTTAACTGATCATTTAAATAAAAATCATAACCACGCTGATTTATATTACGCCATTTAAGCCTCTCAGCTGTAGCTGACTTATTCCATAATTCCCTTCATATATTCCATAGCCACATCTTCAGGTAACCCTCCAAACAATTCTTTCCATTTTTTATTTCTATCTTTCAATTCAAATCTTTTACCATTGGCATAATATCCTCTTTTATGAGATAAATTTGGGTCCTCATTACTAACTACATTTTCTCCACTAAGATAAGCACTCATTGTATCTTTAAACTGACCACTATCCATTTTAGTGGGACCAAGATTATACATGAAATCTGCAAGTCCATGTTTCTGCCTATCGGATATCTTACCCCAATCAAATCCTCTATTGACAGCATATCTCTCAGCCTGATTTAATGATGATAAAGCCCTACTCTGAAGAGCTTCCTCAGCTTCTTTCTCATTAAAAATCTTTCCTCCAGACCAAATAGTCTTCCCCTTGTATGTTTCTTTTTTACCAGATGATCCAAGTTCAGCTTTACTAATTCTTGTCCCGTATCCAATAGTCCAATAACCAGCTGCATCTTTATATGGAACATGTTCACCATTTTTAGTAACACTGCCCTCAACATCCTTTAAATAACTAATATACTTTTTCATCCAATCATTAGGTGGCGTATAATTTTCCCTCTTTTTATCATCTTTAACTCCAGCAGCCTCTCCATATATTGCAGCATCTAACTTACGTACATTCTCACCTTGAATTGGATCGTCAGCAGCGATCATATCATTCATAATCACATCACCGCTTACTCTTTTTCTTAACTGTGGATGAGAAGGCATTTATCTACCAAATGGCACACTTGCTTTTAATTTCCAATTATAACCACCATCGCGCCTTTTATTATAACTGCCACGCAAAGAGGCTCCTCCTTTAAATGATATATTCAATTTACCTTTATTAAATGGCTCTAATACGTTTTTATTTTTGTTATACTGAAACCCAAGTAAATTATACATAGACTTAGCAACCGTCAAAGCGTCAACTGGCTGTTTTACTTTAATTTTACCCTGAGGATATATACTCTTTGTAAGATTATTCCACATTGTTGACTTTGGCTGATAGCTTCCATCTAAAGCATTCAATTTACTCATAGTCCTTAAACTTAAACTAGGACTTGTAACTGAACTTGTATTATCTAAAGGTCCATTCATATTCTAAGCAACTATCCAGCTTTTTGCTTTTCTCTTCGGCTTATACCAGCCCTTTCTATCTTTATTCTCCCTCATGTTAGGAGGAAACGCATGTAATTGTGCATAATATAAAGTCTCAATTGTATCATCGTGAGCCATTTTAGGTCCGAATGTAATGATTTCATTAATCAAATCAAACATATTTTTTCTAATATGTACAGTTCCCATACTAAATCTACCACTTAAACCACTATAAATCCTATTTCTTTTATGTTGTCCTCCTGGTTTTTGTGGTATTACAGCTATATCAAAGCGGTTTAGTCTTCTACGTTCATCATTTAATGCTTGAAATATACTACGGTTCATAGCAACATCTTCAACAGTGGCAGATGTGCAATTATATTTGTTATAAAGAGATATGATATAGTCAACAACACCAGTACGCCCTAAAATATTGCCATCAGAATCTTTTGAACCAACCGTGGGGATGCTTCTATGTCTTTCATACTCTAAAACATACAACTCGTTATTTACATCAATGGCAATAGCCATAATAACGCTAAAGTCAGAATGCTTAGTATCTATATCGGTCGCAGGGTCACACCCAATAAATATATTAACTGGGGAAGTGCTACCATCTTTTACTATATAATTAATACCATCCTCATGCTTATAATATCCATCATAATACTTTAAATGCCTCCTTGTCCATACAGCGTCTTCCTCACTCATTACTTCCATCATGTATTCTTGATAATACTTATGTGGTTGACCTGAGTCTATATAGAACTTTTTCTTCTCTTCTAATTTTGAAGTTGGAAAGAAAGATGCCCAGAGAGGGTTTCCGTCTGGGAGAGTGGCTTTATACGTAATAACTCTCCAGGCAAAATCATTGCCCTCCTTTTTAGCCTTCGCATGATTAGTTAACAGATTATTAATAAACGAATCATAATGAACGGGAGTTCCATTTACCCTTAATCTCCCTGTGTGTGGCTCTAAGGCCGGGTAAACAACGGCTGTCACCAAGTTGGCATTCTTATCACGCGCTTCTCTAGTAATAGTATTAGCTTCATGTTCAAAGTCATCAAGTATAATCAAATCATATCGTTTGTGTAATTTTGCACCACCACGTATACCAGCAACGTTTGACTTACTTATTAACTTACATCCATTCTTTAATTCAATATCTTCCTCTGTCCACTTACGTCCCCTTGTATTGCCGAAATAATACTTTATACGGTCATTATAATCCAAGTGATGTTTAATATAATCCATATTACCTACTGAAAGTTTCTGCGTAGCTGATACCCAAGCGTAGAACAAAAAGTCATCACCGCCAGGACAGAATAAAAAGTCTTTTAGTATAGACGCCTTAGTGACTACAGTCTTTCCATGACCTCTAGGAATTATAATAGCTAACTGCTTTACTTCTTTATCATCAATAGAATCTGACATTTCGTAGTGGAAAAAAGGTGTATTACTACGCATAAAATCCTCAGGCAGGAAAAGCTTGCCAAATGCAATTAAGTCTTTACTTGCTAATTCTAAAGCCGCCTCCGCTTCCGATATATTTTGTGTATTTATATTCACTCTTATAAATCTATTCCAAAATCTTTGAGAATTTTTTCACCTTTTTCAATTTGTTCTAACATCGTTCTATATCTTTCAGTTCTATCATTTATAATATTTTTTGCTAACCTCTGATCAGACATACCTTCTGTCAATATTTTTTCTGACATACTCGTAGGAGCTCCATGCGTGCGTCTTATTTTACTAGAACTAATCCAAGTAGGTATATAATCTCCTTCAATTAATTTTTTTTGAACTGATGAAGGTAAAGAACTAACTCCTTTTTGTATTTTTTTAATTCTTACTATTTGACCTATAACTGGAATAGCTGCTGCCATCGACCATGCAGATTCACCAAACTCACCTTCAAGTGCATACAAAACAGCATCCGCTACATCAGCTATATTTCCATATGCAGGAATCATACCTGCGGCTAATAATGCAGTATGTATCCCTTTTGTGTTACTTGCTTTCCCCTTAGCAAGAACATCTACACTAGTCTTATCAGACACATCTGTCATTGCATCAAAGGCTTTATCATCTATAGACTTGCCTGTAGCCAAATCTATATGTTGGCCTTTGTCTGTCTTCTTTAAATATTTGTATTCGTTTAAAGGCATCTACTTTGATTCTCCATTTTCTTCTTCTGTTTTAGCTTCTAAGTAATCTAAAAACTGGTCTTCAAACTCCATGAAAGTTACAAACTCTCTAAACATACCACTTACGGATGCAACTGCATTGTCTATATAATCTATTTTTACATTTAACAACTTTATAGACCTTATTAAATCATGCTTAGTTATATTATTTTTTTTCTTCACCGTCTGAGACTCCTGCTATTTCAGAGACATCGATACCTTTAACTATTTCCAATATGCTTATTAGTATATTTATATCTTGCTTATTTGGTTCTACAATAGAAAACTGTGATAGTTTGCTTATTAGATATTTAAGCTCTACAATAGAATCGACTATTCCATTGTTTATCATAGTTATGTAGCAACACTCCTCATACTGGTTTTATAATTACTTATATTATTTTTACTTCGCACATAAGGTGATTTACAGTTATTGCATCTGTATACTAAAAACTTACTCGCTGAAGTTAAGTATATGGCATCCGTTTCTTCAAGGTGTTTTGACCCGCACGTTGTACATACATTATCTTCCATAAGAACGCCTATGTTTGGATGGTTCTTCATATAGGGTCTCATCTTTAAGTAGACTTCCTCTAATCCAATAACATCATGCTTATTGTATTTAGCCATCTTCTTTAATGCTTTTTTATCACCATGCATACAGTCGACCCATAATTGAAATTCTGTATTTATTTTATTATTTAATTTAAAATGTTTAGTTAAAAAATCCTGTTTATATGACACAAGAGCAAACTCTCTCCTAGCCACTTTTAGAGTGTCTATGCTTTTATAAGGAAGAGG